CATCCGTTTCCGCTATGGCCTGCCGGAAAAGCTAGGTGGTTGGACATGGTTTAATGGGCAACCCGACTATCTAATTGGCTTACCTAGCGACGTCTTTACCTGGAACGATTTAGCCGGGATTCCTCGGCTAATTGTCGGCACAACCCGCAAACTCTATAGTTTTTACGGGGGCAATTGGTACGACATCACACCCCTTCGTAATACGACAGCAGCGGGCGATGTAACCTTCGCCGCATCAAATGGAAGCAATATTGTCACTGTCACGGACACAGCGCATGGGGCAATCGTCGGGGACTTTGTGACCTTTAGCGGTGCCGTGAGCCTTGGTGGAAACGTCACGGCCACTTATCTAAATGCCCAGTTTCAGATTCTTACCGTTCCCACGGTTAACACGTACACGATTCAAGTTGGCGTTACGGCCAACAGTAGTGACATAGGCAACGGTGGCGCGTCAGTTGTGGGCGCTTATCAAATTAACGTAGGGCAGGAAGACTCCTTTCAGGATCTTGGTTGGGGTGTTGGCGTATGGAGTGCCTCAACTTATGGGACACCAAGATCACCATCAGCGTCTTTAACGCTTACCTCGCGGGTGTGGCAGTTTGATAATTTCGGGGAGGATGTTATCTGTCAGCTTGTGCAAGGTGCGATATATTATTACGATGTTTCGTTCACTGCGGCACGTGCCACAGCGATTAGCGGTGCACCGACCAAGAGCAATTTTGCGCTGGTGTCTACCCCCGATCGGCATTTGGTTTGTTTTGGTACGGAAACGACAGTCGGAACGCCTTCAACGCAAGATCCTATGTTTGTTCGCTTTTCCAACCAAGAAGATCCCAACACATTTTCCGAGACAGCAACAAACACTGCCGGTGGGCAGCGTTTGACGGATGGCACTTACATCGTGAGTGCATTACGCTCACGTGGGCAGATCCTTATTTTTACCAACGGGGCTATGCACGGGATGCAATATGTTGGACCCCCGTATACCTTTGGTTTCCAGCAGTTGGGGGCTAACTGCGATTGTGTGGGCCCACATGCCGCCGTGGATGTTAATGGCGTAGCCTATTGGATGGGGATTAACGCTTTTTATGCTTTTGATGGTACGGTCAAAAAGCTCCCTTGCACGGTTCAGGACTATGTCTTCAAAGACATGGAGTTTAGGCAGGCCAACAAATTTAGCGCGGGCGTTAACTCTCAGTTTAATGAGGTCACGTGGTGGTATTGCTCCATCGGAGCCTCCTATCCTGACCGCTTTGTGACCTATAACTATCTTGAAAATGTTTGGTCGATTGGCAGTATGCCTCGCACGGCATGGAATGATATCGGGACCTATAACTATCCCGTGGCTACGGAATATCTGCCAAACGGCACACAAACGCCCGTGGACGGTACGATTTATGGGTTAACCGCAGGTCGGGGGACCGTGTACCTTCAAGAGGTTGGCGTTAACGGGGTCGATGCAGACGGCTTTGTGCCTTTAACGTCCTACATTAAATCGGGTTACTTTGATATCGGCGACGGCGATCAAGTCATGTACATGAAGCGGTTTATCCCCGATTTTAAGAATCAGATTGGCGATTTGACCGTGCATTTGTTGTTGCGTTATTACCCTCAAGAAACGGCCAACCCGAGCTCTTTGGACCCTTACGTCATTACACCGACCACCAACAAAGTTGATACTCGTGCGCGTGGCAGGCAGATCAGTTTGCGCATTGAAAGTGACGAATTGGACGACAACTGGCGCTACGGTACGTTACGTGTTGACATCCAACCTGATGGGTTGCGATGAGCAAGATCTTTAACGTCAGGCTACCTAACGCTTCTGCACAATATGACCCAGGGCAATTCAATCAGCTTGTTCGGTCACTTGAACAGGTCATTTTGCAGCTTAATAATACCTATGGTTCAGTCACCGACCAGAACCAAGCGGCGGCTGCGGCATGGTTTGGAAAGTCCGCGAGCAGTGGTTTTGCAGCCGGGATCCGTGGCGCTCAAATCAGTAATGGTATTGCATTGCCACATGCCATGCTACTTTCTGATGCTGACCAGACGAATGCCAGCATTACAGGCGAGAATCTTCTGACCTACACGACCGTGGCACTTGGCAACGGCATTACGGTAGAAAATAACAGTCGCATCAAAGTACCTTGCGCTGGCGAATACCTTGTTACTTTTACGCTCCAGGTCACTAACCGTGGCAACACGGCAGCGGAGTTTGAAGTGTGGGCCAAGGACACCGGCACAAACTATCCACTTAGTAATACACGCTTTGATGTGCCTGTTCGTAAAAGCTCCACCATTTGGTCGCACATTGTCCCCGCTATCACAGGCATTTTCACGGTAGACGATCCTGCAAATGACTACCTCGAAATCGCTTGGTGGTCCGATAGCCTTGATGTGTACTTAGAGCATTATGCTGCGGGAACCTCGCCCACGCGGCCTGAGATCCCTTCGGTCATTTTGACCATTAATTTCATATCATCTTTTTAACATGGCCAATAAATATTTTCGGGATGTGTTGACGCCCGCTGCTTCTACAGAGTCGGCCATCTACACCGTGCCTGCGGCTAACGCCGCGACGGTAGCCTCCTTACGCATCACCAACCGCAACGCCAGCAGCGCCACACTGGATGTGAAGCTCTATCCAGCAGGTGGGGCTACGGGGTATTCGCTACTTAAGTCGTATGTGCTCCCCACCAATGCAACCATGGACGTTTTCAGCGGCGTGCCTTTAAACATGGAAGAAACAGATGTATTAAAGGTCACCTCAAGCGTTACGACAGTGGACTTTGTCATTTCCTATCTAGAGATGGACAGGAACTAGCATGATCGCGCATAATTCAAGCCATCTTTCGCGTCCTTTCCCGGCGCGCGGTCCATGGACCATGGCTCAACTGGAAAGGTACTGACATGGAAGAAATGCAAGGCATTATGACGCTACCGCAAGGCGGCGCTGCACCTCAACCAACCGCTGGCCCGCAGGAAGAAGAACTCTTCCAGGCGATGCGTCAGGATATCCCTCCTCGACAGTTCAGTGACGAGCTGTTGGGCGCGGGTTCACAGGTTGATCCTCAGGTGGTTCAAGAGTTTATCGATACCCTCAGTAATATTGAGATGCCCATGGAGGGTCTTGAGCTATTAAACGGTATGGTGGATGAGATCTTGGCTACGCCTCAGGATTATCCCAGGATCCGTCGCAAGTATTTATCGCAAGGGGTTCCGGAGGACATCCTGCCGCCGCAGTTTGACCCGATGTTTTTTGCTGCGTTGAACATGGCGGTTGACTATCTTGTCGTGCAAGAACCGTCCCCCATGGGCATGGCCGGTGGCGGCATCGCGGATCTTGCACAGTATGGTCGTTATGGCGATACCATGCTTGCCCACATCACCCCGGAAGAAGCTGCCTTGCTCAAGGCCCGTGGTGGTAGCGGCACGATCAATCCTGTAACAGGCCTACCAGAGTTCTGGAATCCGCTAAAAGACATTAAAAACGCTCTTAAGAGCGCAGGAAATGCGATTGCTAGGGGTTTTAGGTCGGTTGGAAGAGCCGTTAAGAAGTTTGCGCAAAGCACCGTTGGAAGGATCGTTCTTCCTATCGCGCTAGGCTTTTTTCTTGGTCCTACTGCTATGCGTCTTTTTAGTGTTCAAGCAGGAACACTAGCAGGAACTGCACTTAGTGCGTTTACAGGAAGTGCTGCTGCCGCAGCACTCCGAGGCGAGAATCTTCGCGATGTTCTTAAATCAGGTGCCACAGGTGCAGTGTTGGCCGGGGTTGCTGGCGAGGTTTTTGGTCACCCTGGAGCTACCCAAGCTCCAGCACCGATTAGTGAAGCGGGCCAGACTGCTACCAGTGCAGCCGCTACTGGGGTTCCTGAGGCGTTGCCTAGTGTAGCGGTCGATACTGCTGCCGATGCGGCTTCTGGTGGAATACAAACTCTAGTAACTAACACAGCAGCAGAACCGGCACTTTCTCCTTTAAGCATAGACACTGTAATGGGAACTAGCGGCACAGACGCCCTTTCTAAAACAACAGTAGCTCCTGTTAGATCACCTAATATTTCTTCTGTAGACACTAGTGATGCTTTGCAACAGGTAAACCGTAGTTATGCTGATGCACAGGGAGCTTTTCAGCCCAGTCAAGTGCTTAATCAACCACCTCCCGCGACAGTAAACCCAGGTGACGTGACTCAGGTAGCAGGAATAGAACTTACTCCTCCACCACCCGTAGAACGTCCAGCTTATCTACGTGACTATGTCTCTTTTGAAGATCGATTCGGTGCCCAACCATTACAGGCAAGGTCTTCTTTTCTACCTGACAGCATGGCCAAAATTGAAGAAGGCGCTTCTTCTCTTTTTGACAAGGCTAAAGAAACCTACGACAAGTACATGCCTGAAGCACTTGGTGGTTCACGAGGGCAAGTGACGGAGCAGGGTATTAGAGATCAAATACCCAAAGCGCGACAGCTTATTGAGGCTGCCCGACCTGACTTAGCTAATGCCGCTCCAGGCACGAGAGAAGCTGAGGTTTTTAACACCTTAGTTGGAAGAAAGGCGATAGAACTAGCTACACCCGGCATGCTCTCAACCTATGCCCCTGTTGCCGCACTCGGCGCAGGTTTGATGTATGCAGGGGGAGCCTTTGAGAAACCACCTGTTACTGTCCCACAGATGCCCGACATGATGGATCCAAAATATGCAAGGCCCTTGCAGTTTGGTGGCCTCTACGGGTCACGTGGATACTCAAACATACCCCGTACGCCTGTGACTGCGGCAGATGGGGGCATCATGGCCCTTGAGATGGGAGGCACGACCTATCCACGCAAGCAAGGCCACATCAAGGGCCCTGGCACAGGGACCTCGGACTCCATTCCGGCATTGCTGTCTGATGGAGAATTTGTCTTTACGGCTAAGTCAGTTCGCAACCTGGGGAATGGCTCACGGCGAAAGGGCGCAAAACGCCTTTATGCCATGATGAAAATGCTTGAAGAACGTAAGGTGTAAGTTATGACCACGTCAACAAACCCAACGGGATTGGCTGCTGTACCTGGGGCGATTTCCAGCACGCTTCCAGGACTGCCAGCAGATTCTAATGTTCAGTATCAGATTGGTTATGCCGCTGAAGATCCCAGGGTTGCCGCCTATCGGATGGGTCTCATTGAAGAGGCTCGACAGCTCTACAACATGCCTTTGGATCTGCCTGCCTATGAGGTTGAAGGGCCTTCAGCAGGGCAAATTCAAGCTGCGGATTTAGCTCGTCAGGGCATTGGTGCTTATGAGCCTTATTTGGAGGCTGGATCGCGTTCCCTTACCCAGGGTCAGGCCTTAGCGCAGCAAGGAGCAAATCTTGCTGCGGGCATTAATGTCGCCCCTGAGTTTCAATCTGCTCAAACAGCCTTAAGTAGAGGGCTTAATGCGACGGATCTTATGGGCGGGTATGCAACCGCCGCAGGGGCGGGGCAAGGGGACATAACTTCAGGTATTGGCGCTTTGTCCAGAGCGCAAAATTTAGCGTCTCAATACATGCCTGGACTGACTCCCGGCTCATTTACTGATGCAGGCGTTGCGCAGCGTTATGAAACACCTTACATGCAGCAGGTCGTAGATGTCCAGCAAAGAGAGGCTCGGCGACAGGATGAAATCGCACAGCAGGCAAGAAATGCACAAGCAGTAAAGGCTGGAGCTTTTGGTGGTACCCGACAAGCTGTTGCTGAGGCCGAAGCGCAACGTGGGCTGCAAGACCGTTTAGCACAAATCCAGGCCACAGGATCCCAACAGGCCTTTCAACAAGCGCAGCAACAATACAATCTTGAACAACAACAACGCAATCAATTGCTCCAACTAGGTCAGTCAGGAGCGCAGCTCTACGGTTCATTGGGGGCGCAACAAGCGCAATTAGGGGGCATGTTACCTGCTCAACTAGCGCAAGCTCAGGCCGGTATTCAGGCTCAGGGCGCAAACCTTTATGGCTCATTGGGCCAAGGCCTTGGTGGATTATCCGCGCAGCGTG